AGGATTTTAGCCACATACGAGCTTTTAATCTTTCCTAAGCGTCGTACATTAAGAATTGCGGCAGGTAGTGCATGCTGATCACTTAGTTCTTCAAGAACTTCTGCATCAGTCGAGAGAGCACCAGCTTTTGTAAGCTTTCCTGTTGGAGTAAGGCCCACATAGTCGAACAATACAGTTCGAAGCTGTTGTACCGAGTTGGGGTTAAAGATTTTACCTGTTGCCTCTTCAAACGCCTTAACTTCCTTGAACGCATATACTTCTTCCTTTGCTTCACCAATCCAAAGTTCCAGGAATTGACCTGCTGAACTAAGACGAGACTTAGACATTGGTATGCCTACTTCTTCCATATCCATTAGGAATAGAGTACCACGAATAAGTAGATTCTTATAAACCCACAATAGCTTAGGATTTTTCTGAACAATTTCCCAGAACTTAAAGAATAGTTCTAGTGTTACGGCAGTATCGATAGACGCGTACTTACTCATGATATCCAAAGGAATCAAGTCATAAGTAAAATCATCCATAGACATGCCAGTACGAGCACAGTAAGACTTCTTGAAGTCATCTAGTTCTGAGTCATAGTCACCATAGTCGGTATACTTTAAAGCCAAAGGCTTTAAACCATGCGAGTCTGTTTCATCAAGTACATAATGCATAACCATAGTATCGTGCAAACGGTCACGATTGAACTTCAAACCAAGATGATACGAGATCATCTTGTAGTCGAACTTCATATTATGGAAGACGATAACATACTTATCTAGAATCTTTTGCAGCAAGTCCATGTGCGCTGCATCTAGAATATCTGTGACTATATAACGCCCATGCTTAAGTTTGTAAGACATAGACAAACCTAGTACATATCCATCACGAGGATATAGTGCGGTAGTTTCCGTGTCCAGACCAATTGCTTCTGCTCCGCTATTATATACTTCTAGTAGAAAGGCATATGCTTCATCAGCGTTATTAATACCCTTAAAGTCACCACTTGTAGCTGAATTCTTAACAATACCCTGTGCGTATCCACAAATCTTTGCTACGGCACGCTCAAAATCATTCTTACCTTCTGGCTTGAATATAAGCATAGCAGGATTAGTAATAGCGACAAACTTGTCGTCCTTCAACATACCTGCATAGTTTGTAACAGAGGTAATCTTAGCATACTCTTTGGCAGCTTCAGAGCCTACTAGGATTACTAGATCGTATTCGGAAAGATCTATATCTAGGTTAACGTCCTTCTTCAACAGCTTGGTAATAGGAACAGAACTCATATGGTAATGTTCGAATTCAAACGGAAAGTATTTGCTATAATCGTTACGTGAAGGAGCTTTATCAATAATAACAATTTTAGGCATGGTATCCTCTATGAGATTTGTCATCGTACATATTTAGTAGTGCATTACAGGTACTACAATGTTCATATATAGTAACACTAGAAACATAGTCATACCCTCCTTCACTGTATTTATTAGTTGTGCGTACATCTAAATGAGGACAAATTGCAGCTACTTGTTTATCTATTTCTCTAATTTGACTGTACAAAATATCGTAAGGTATAATTAAATCAATTCGTTGCTGTAATAGATCTAATGTTTTTCTTTGGGCTTTAAGCTGTGTTAGTGTTACCATTAATCCATTCCTTAATACTATCAACACTTTCCTGGTCTAGTTCACCTGGGTCAGTATCATCTTCTAGATTAATCTTTTCTACCTGAAAGCCAATTTCCTCAATAAGAGGTTGTAGCTTATCCATAGCAGTACGTCCTGCTTCATCACCATCAAACATTAAGTAGATTTTACGCACACCTAGAGTACGTAAAGGAAGTAGCTTACTAGCTGTATCTTTCTGCAAAGTATTAGTACCAAAGCAGCAGGATACATTTTGCATACCCTTATCATATAGATTAAGCATGTCAAACATACCTTCTACTAGAACTGCTGATTCATACTTATCTTTGTACACTTCGGGATACATAGGGATACGGGCACCACTAGGATAGTTCAAATATCGTGGATTGCCTGAAGAAAGCATGTGTCTACCAACGTAAACGACTGCCTTACCTCGTAAATCGCGAATAGGAAAGAAAAGCCTATCTTCTAGTTCTTCTTTTTCATGAGTATAAAATGCACCGAACTCTTTTAAAGTCTTTGGACTAATACCTCGAAAAGTCTTAATCATAGGAATTTGTTCACCAGGAAACTCTACACCCTTAGAGTTAATACTAAGTTCTTTTAGCTTTTCCTTTAACTTTGCCACTTTGATAGAGGTATGGTTGCCGGTAAGGCCAAAGAACTTAAAGATGTTAGTTTTAAAACCACACGCAAAGCAATGTGTGGCACCGGTAACTTTATCAATTCTACAGCTAGGATTGCTATCTTCATGTTCCGGGTTAAGACACTTAATAAGGTAGTCCTTACCCGAAGCTATAAAGTATATGTCCTTCTTCTTCAAAAGTTCTTGTACGTGTTCACTCATTTAATCACCATGGTGGAATATCTGAAGAAGTATCATCTACTGCTTCAGTTTTTTGTTTTCCGGCTTTCTTAATTTTATCAGGCTTTTCAGCCTTACTAGGTGCATCAATAGACTGAGGACTAATACGTAGCGAATCCCAATCAATGGGACTAGTACATGCCATATCTTTACCGCCCCGAATCTTGGTAGTAGTAAACGAAATAGCCTGTTGGTCTTTCTCGTGAGCTTCCATGATTAGAGCAATATCAGCAGCATCTAAAATACCTTTAGCGAAACGTGCAGTACCGCCATCATCAATTTGGTAAGGACTTGCTATTACAACATCATACTTACGAGCCAATTCTTTTAGCTTCTTAGAAATGATAATCTGAGGCTGCCAGTCGAACTGATTACTACCTTCTGCTACAACAATTTGGTTTAGGTAGTCTACAATAGCCAAAGTAAAGTTATCTCCGAAACGTGCTTTAAGCTTACCTAAGTGCAGGTCTAAGTTAGTGAGAGTAAGAGCACGATCATCAATGATAATCATCTGGCCTTCTGGCTTTAGCTGCTTTTCTCTAACTAAACGAGATTCGAACTTATATTGGTTACGTGTATGCCTAAATTCTTCTATTAGGTCATCTGCATCGACGAACATACCTGCTCGGGCCTTAACAACCTTTAGCATATCTCCATCAGATAAAGTACCCTTCTTAATGTCTCCATTAGGTACCCCAGCTAGAATAGATATATTTCTTTCTAGCGTTTCTTGTCCAATCATTTCGATAGTAAAGTATGCACTAGTAAAGCCAGCTTCGTACTGGTTAACTTGCATATTGCTGCAAGCAATAGACTTACCTGCACCACGCTTACCACCAATAAGAATTAGTTCTTGACGTGCAACACCTGCTAACGCTGAATCAAAAGCGTTATTAAGTCCAAGGTGAACTCGGTGACGTGCTAATTCTTCCACATTACGGAAGATCATTAGATCTGCCATGTTGTAGACAGTTTCGGTAGTTAATGTCTTTTCATCTAGCGCAAGTACCATTGCAGCTAGATTTTCTTTAATTTCTTCCGTATCATAGATAGGAAGCTTATTAATAAATTTATCTAGTAAACGTACAGTCTCGTCCTGAGTATACTGATCGATAAGAGCAGCAAGGGCAACTTCAGAAGAAATATCGGGATTTTCAGCTAGACGTATGGTAGCTAGTGAACGCTGTGCTTGACCTTCTCTAAGAGATAGCTCTAGTTCATCAAAGGAAGGTATAGTACTGAATGTATCATAGTACTTAGCAATCGCACTATATAAGCTAGAAAAAGCCGCATCTAGAAAGACAAGCTTTAGCTTACTCCATATATCTAGATTCCTTTCTTCTAGAAGCTTATTTAAGACAATTGCAGAGCAATCCATTATGCTACCTTAGATTCATTATCTATAATTACTTGATCTAGGATTTCCTGTATCTTATACAAAATATCGGCCCGTAAGCCTTTAAGATCCGCCTGATACGTTCCGCTCTTATCATGGTATAGACTAATCTGCCTATGAGTTAGTAACTGCCATATACCCATATAGATTTGGTCATATGCTAAATTAGACTCAGGCTGTATCTCTATCTTTGCAGCTCTACCATAATTAGTAACTGCACGAGATACAATTTCTTCCATCGTCAAAGCATCAACGTCATGATATGAAATATTTACTTTCATGACTCTCCAGTAGGAAAAGGGGTAGAGACTAACAAATCTCTACCCCTTATAGGATAACTACCTAATTATAATTTAGGCAGCAACTGCTTTGGCTTCGGCCTTAGCTCGCTTGGCTTGACCATCATAATCAGCAACCTTGATACCACGGCGGGTTAGCAGGGTCTTGATACCGCGTTCAGTCTTGTCTGAAGCAGTAGCAATTTCAGCCACAGTCATTGCAGCAATATTATCGCCAAGATCAGCAACTGGATCAACCACCTTAGTAGCATGGCTTTCACGTTGCTTCGGGATAGCCGGAATAGCACCACTACGAGTCAGGCTAAGGGCTTTACCGCGAACGCTAGCAATGCTCTTATCCAGGGCAGTTGCGATATCTTCAATAAAGGTACCTGCATTAACCAGGGTAATGAACTTAGCTTCTTCAGCTTCGGTATAAGTACGTGCAGCTTCAACCTTTTCAGCAGGCTTCACACTACCAGTAAGTTCCAGAGCTAGTAGCTTACCTTGAATTTGCTTTGCAGAGAACGCACCATCGGCAAACTGCTCGGCGATATCCTTGTAAGTAAATTGTCCTGGGTTAGCGCTAACGAAAGCAATTAGAGCTTCGCCTTGGTCAACGGTGAAGGCAGAAACCTTGGCCTTAGCCATTGAGTCAACTTCAAAATCTAACTGACGCAGCTTCGATGCGATTGAACGGGTCGTAAAACCAAGCTTTTCAGCAGCCGCTTCAACGAGATCCGCGGTCACGGGTGACGAATTGCCAACAGCAGCCAGCAAGGCGGTAATATTAGCGTCGGTCCACTTCTTGGTAACGGTCTTTTCGGTCATGAGTAATCTTTCAAAAATTGTTGTACATTTGGGATGATAGTAACGCCGTATTGATCTGCTTTAGCACGCTTCGTACTATTATTATTCTGTTCGTCGACCAGATATTTTAGAGTTTTAGTAACTGTTTCGACGACAACAAAGCCAGCTTGTTCGAGTTGTTTTGTTGCTTCGGCTTTAGTTTTATACGAAGTAAGCTTTCCAGTGATACAAACTGTATCTCCAGTCGCAGTAATTGTTTTTTCGGAAGTGAAGGAGAACGGCAAGAACTCCCTCATTTCTACAAAATCAGTAGCAAGCCAGCTTAATAGGTTGGCTGTTACCTTATCTCCAAGACCCGCTTGTTTGCAAGTCTCTTGAGTTATTTCACTAATGTTAGATACTACGTTAGCAATTTTAGTAGCTGCTGTATTACCGACCAGTGGAATTGAAAACGAGGCAAGAACTGTAGCTAGTGTTGCCACTTTAGCACGCTCAATCTCGTCGAGAAGCTTGATAGCCTGTTTTTCGCTACCAATAGCTTCTATAACTTGTTCGAGTTCTAGATGGAACAGTTCGGTAATATCACCTAAGTCTAGCTTTTCAACTGTCTTAGGTCCAAGGCCTTTAATTGATAGCGTCTTGGCGAAGTGTTCAATCTTCTTAAATAGTTGCGCATCGCAAGCCGTGTTTCGGCAGAACAATTGATCATTGACCAATTGTAACGTGTAACCACAACAAGGACAATTTTTTGGAATTTCAATCTTCATAAGACGCTTTATCAACTTAGGAATAAATTATAACTCTTTTGGAATACTTATACAAGTTCAAATTTTTGTTCCTTGTACAAAGCCTGCCACATCTTAGCGTCTTGTTCAGCAATAGTATTTAGACGTAGTTCTCTTTCGTCTTCTATAGCACAGATTTTAGCTTCCTTAATACTAGCACATCCTCGACATGCTAGCATAGGCTTATTGGGGTCAGTATATATAGGCCACCAGTCTGAATAACCGCATTCAGTGCACTTATAATCATCTTCATTATTATGGGAATTATGTCCGTCGTATTTCCACATTATTTACATTTCTCGTCAAGTTCAGGAATGCGATTAAAGAACCAAGTATGCATCGTATTATGTTTAGCTATCCAAGCGGTTTTATCTTCTAAATCACACATAATATGTCGCTTATCTGGATTAGGCATATCTGGATTAGAACATCCTGCTAGAAATAGAGTTAGAATAATTACTCTAATCATACAGGAGTACCTTCTTCTGGTAGGTTAGTAGTTAGCAGTACTTGTACAGGTGCATCAATCCAACGAGTAATTTGTTTACACATATAGATATTAACACAGTAATCCCAATATTTGATTTCTAGCTGAAGCACTACTAGATCTGATTTAAACCTACGTTTCTCGATTCGAAAACGATGTTTTCCAGTGTATGTATCCATTATTCTACCTTATGCATAATAAAATCTTTATAATTTGTACGTTTACCCGATACTAATTCTGAAATCCTTCTATGATCTATATCTAGGATTTTGGATATTTCAGATATACTATGAAAGGAATATACCATTCCAGTACGTGTATTTAATATCTCTTTGTATTGTTGTTTAAATAGCTGCTTAGTACTATATATAAGTATAGCTTGATTATATATTTCGGGTGCCATCGTTTTAATAGCAAGACAAGATTTTTTACGTAAAGTATCTCTTAAAGTACTAACTGATATTTTTGATATATTAGCGATTTGATTATCTGCTAAATCAGTGTTTATATATAATTCTAAGGCATTTATAATATTTAATGAATTTAAATATGTGCTTCTAAATATACCTGAATAATGAATTCTTTCCACTATAGAGTATAACTCAGGTAAATACTCTTTAGTCCAACAATATGCTTTACAACTTAACAAGTCTTGGATAACATCAATAGGTATATTTAGATTTATTGCTATATCTTTATTGCTAATAAAAGGTACGGATATAGCACTAAGCATTATGTTTTCTAATTGTTGTAAAGAGTACTTAGAAGTAGTAAGCAGCGCTAGTCTATTTTTAATAGAGCCACTACTAAGTGTTTTATTATATCCAAAAGGTTCTAAGGTATAGAGAGTTTTTATATAATGAATTTCTTTTGAAGCAAGGGATTCAATCGTACACTCTTCTAAAGTTTCAAATATAAATACATCTTTACCATATATGTTGAAATCTTCTTGCCACAATCCATTTTTTAGATTATTAGTAAGTTCTTTTATATGTTCTTTTCTTCGTATTTCAAGAGAACGTATAGTTTTCCCTACATATATCCTATTATTAATAGTATTAGTGCATTTATAAATTAGCATATTTTCCTTTCCAATATGCCTTAATTATACTACACTTTAGGTATTTTTTACAAGTATAAATTTTTAAGCATCTACTTTATGTGTTATACAGGGTATAACTTCCCCCCCTTTTATAACACCTACAATATCTCCAATACTTAAATCTAGGGATTCAATAAATCCTATATTATTCAAGGTAGCACGAGATACTAAAGCATCGCCAATATGTACAGGTTTTAAAAGTGCTACAGGAGTTACTTTACCTAGTCTAGAAACTTGCCATTCTACGCCTAGAAGTTCAGTTTCAACACACTCTTGACGTTCCTTCAGTGCATAGGCACCTTTAGGATGCTTACTAGTATATCCCTGTTCTTCGAACACTGCGTTATCATTGATACGGAATACTACACCATCTGTAGGATATTCTTCATGGATACCCGTATCTTGGACAGTATTGAAACCTTGCGATTTCAAATATCGAAGATCAGCATCAAAAGTACCATGAGTATAAGGAAAGCAAGCATATGCAAAAAAGGTAACAGCACGCGTGCGGAATTCGTCGACACTTCCCAGATTGAGCGCGCCCGCCGCGTAGTTACGGGCATTTTCGACAGTTTTAGGGGCAGCAAGCTCCCCAGTAACTTGAAATACTTGAGGAGCATTATTTAAGAACTTAGGGATAAGATCAGAAGCTTGAAACTTCTCAGTTACATCTCGGCCTTCAATTCCATCACCACGAGTAAGAGATTGCACATGGTGGCCTTCAATAAACAGATGGCTAACAGCCGCACCGTCAATCTTAGGACTCATGCATAGATTAAGAACTCCTGCAAGTGGACGAACCTTAGTTTCATCTTCATAAAACTTTTGCAGAGAATACATACGGTGATAGTGCTTTTTAACATTTACATGCTGCTTAGCACCTACTTGGTTATATCCTACTGCATCAGCAAGACTATCAAACTGTTCATCAGAGATAATCGGATTGCCTGTGTAATACTGGCGGGCAGCACGATTTAGAAATTCAATAACATTAGACATGCAAAAACCATTCACGAGCTGCGGTAGCGATATAACTGGTTACTTCCTTAGTAGTAAACCCGTTGGCTTCGATAGTATCGGCTTCTTCCTTTAGAATGTCGCCCATGATCCACTTGATAAAGGCACCCGTATTAACAGCATCACGACTAGGAGTATGTTCTAGACCCTGAGTAAGACGAGCTTCCGTAACTACAGAAGCTACAAACTCACGGATAGATGTAACACGTTCTACATCTACCGCAGCCATTACCTTAACCTTAGAAGCAGAATGCTTTTCACCCTTAACCTTGAAGCGCAGAGTAGAAGCCTTGTAATTGCAAGACCACACAATACCTTCACCGATTAGAGTACCTTCAAAATCCGGACCAACAAGTTGACGAGCAACAGGACATTCGGCTTCAACTTGCGCAGTTAGTGCTGCAAGCACAGGTTGCGCAAGCTCGGGACGATTGAAATCGATTTCGATACTGAACTTAGGGAAATCGTAGATAGTAGCAAGAATATCTACACACGCCTTCTGAACTTCATCTTCAGTTAGGAATAGTTCTTGTTCGGCATTTTCAGAGATACGGATACCGAAAACAATGAATTGCTTAGGTACTTGGTTAAGGCCTACACCCTTTTGGATACTACCACCACACCACTCACCAAAGATTTGGATGTTTTCATTAAGCTTAACATTATTCTTCATCAGCAGCCTATGAAAGATTTGCCGAAATAGGGATTCGTTAGCAAAACTCCAAGCACTACTCCCTGCATTATCATCATCAGAGGTAGTAATATGTTCACGGGATTGCGTAAACATTTCACCATCAGGACTAAGACAAACAGCATGATTAGTACCGTGTAGCTTTACAGTACCTGTAAAGGTAAGCGTAGGCAGCGGTTCGTGATGATACTTGGTATTATCTTGCACATGCTTGATAATGTTGCGAAATTGTCCAATCGAAGGGAATGCGATGTGATTTGTCATTTGTGTTTCCTACTGTCTAGCCACTATTATAAGGCTTTATGATTCCTTCTTCAAGTCAGCAATTTTGTCGCTGAAATGTTTGGTAATAGAATCGATCGACTCTTCCACGCTACATATTTCGATAAGTCCGTCCAATAGAGCAAATATGTTGGAAATGCTTGCTGCCATGCTAATACCTTCTTTGGAGGGTACATAGCCTTCATCATAAGATAAAAAGTATTTTCTAATGTGAACATATTGGACTTCCCTAAATGTGTTAACTACCAAACGTAACTGATAGCCTTTATCTAAATTCTCATAGATAATTTTTTCGTATTCGACTTCGCTTTCCATTAAGCACGGGCTTCTTCAATAGGACGCCGAGATAGATCAGGTAGAATCCACTCACCATTAAGAGTATCTACAACGAACATATCTTCGCTACAAGCACAGTCTTCGGCTACGCTAAGACTGTTAGTACCTAGTATTTCGCCCATATACAAATCAGTAATATAAAAAAGAAATTTAGGCATAATATTTACTGAGTTAAAGGTTGCCACAACTTACCAGATCTACCGCAAGCAGCAAACCAAGAAGTACGCTCACGTTCTGCTCGGCATTCACTACCATTAATTTTAGAACTAGATAGTGCCCAAGAATCTTTAGCATTTACAAGTGGATGTGTACAGCGTAGGATCCAAGAAGATGTAACTTCAGGTACACTAAAATTACACCCCACACATAGGGCTGGAAATGGTTTAGTCATATAATTTTAGAGGTTTGGCGCAGAGGAGAAATTTCTCCTCTGGCTTTCCTTACTTGGTTAGTTGTTGAACTTGCACAGGAGCTGAACCATAGAACTGGTTTGCTACGCGAGCACCATTCCACTTGTTAGCTTCCACTAGAGAAACTTCGATACGCTTAAGTTCTAGCACATCCTTATTTTGAGCAACAGCAGTATTAAGCAAACGTAGAGATTCAGCTTCTGCTTTAGCATTTGCAAGCTTAGCATATGCTTCACCATCCGCAGATAGCTTTAGAGCATGCGCTTCAGCTTCCGCTACAGCAACCTTTTGCTTCTGTTCTGCTTCTACAGTCTTAAGTTTCTGCTCTGCGGCAAGAGCTGCTTGTTGCTGGGTAACTTTATCGTTAATTGCCTTCATGTAGCTTTCGCTAAAGGCAAAGTCGGTCATATCAACGTTAAGGACGGTAGCACCATACAGTTTAAGTTTAGCACCTAGGGCGTTATTAATCGCGATAGCGACTTCCGCGCGCTTCTGGATTAGTTCTGTAGCAGTGAATTTAGCAGTGACTGCCTTGAAAATATCAGCAGTAGCAGTAGCTACTTGAGGCTCTAGATCACCATCTTTGCTATAGTTCTCGAAGACGCTAGCAATCTGATCGCCTTGTACCTGGTAGCGCACTGTCATAGATACATTAACAGGTTGCGTATCGCTAGTAGCGCCTTGTGAGTTCCTAACCGATGCAGCTTCTGCACGCACGTTAAAAACATTAACCTTTTGCCAAGGCGGAAGAATCACAAGACCTTCTTTTTCGATACCAACGATTTTACCGAACTGAGTAATAACTGCACGGTGACCTGTAGGAACAGAGTTAAATGGCCACAATGTGGTAACACCAATAGCAATAGCAAAAGCAATTGCAGTGGCCTTAAGATTTAAAGTAAAAGGGAAACGCTTAATCACAGTTTAACTCCGAGTTGAATTAGATGTTCTAGAGACGCCAGTTCTGAGGCTGGCTGATAACAAAATTGTTGCCACTTATCCGCTAGTAGCCAAAGCTTATAAACCCACTCACCACTAGAATGTTTCTGTTCTGACTCTACTTTAGCTGTAGAGTCATATCGTGCAGAGTAGACTATTTCACCCACATTGAACTTATCCCGCATTGCACCTTCTGGAATAAGTTCAGGCTTGAAGTAATCATGAGCTCGGGCGCGTATAGGAACGTCATTACTATCAAGGATATTTCTAACGAAAGTAGAACTACGATACAAAGAAGTGGCAATAGTATCAATTGCCACGCCTTCCAGGTACTCACTGATCGAGAATCTAATTTCGTCAGCAGTAGCAGGTTTACCTCGTAGAGCAGCTCGTCTAGTTGCCTCACGAATCTTTTTATCTTTATATGCATCGAGTAGTTTACCTAAACGTGTAGTATTATAGGCAATACGAAGAATACTACACGCTTCCTTTTTTGTAATTGCTTTAATACCTTCTTCTGGTTCTAGCAGTTTAATGACTCGATCCAAAGTAGCTGAATCGAGATTTTCTTCTTCTGCATTCTTAGGTTTACGAGTTGCCATATTTACTTTACCATTCCACAAGAACCTAGAGTAGGTTCAGTTGTTGCATTACTTAGTTGTTGCCAAACCCAAGCCATACAATTGCTACCAATACAACGCCCACCACTGTCAGTTATATTTAAAGGGCATACATATTTATAAGAATTTGTATTAAGAATACTAATACGCTTATGTTCTATTTTGACAAGATAACTAGGATCAGTACGCATATTACACCAAATCAGGATATTTAGATTTCCACTTTGAAACTTTAATACGCAATTGTTCATTTAGAACATCTGCAATATCTTGGTCAGAGTAGAGAGGATTGCTGCGAGAATATACATCAAGCAAGCAGATAATACAATCAGCTAGTTCGCCTGCATAAGGTTCTTTAAGTTCCTTATTGATATACCCTAAAGAAACTAGAGTAGCTTCTGCGAACTCGCCTACTTCTTCAGTAAGTTTACCCATTGAGGCCAGAATTGGGTAACGTTTATCACTAATCTTGCTAGAGAAAGCTAGAACTTCTGAAATATCAATTTGCATAGTATAAATAAGTATAGCGGCACTAGGCCGCTATTAATTAATCTAGATAAACTAGAGTTGGGCTGCCCCAGATAGTGGCGTACGTAGTAAACAGAGGGACAAATGGAAACTCCATATTAGTCCAACGTACTTCAAGCATTGATAACGCTCAGTAGATAGATAGCAGCCTTGCCAGTCAGCTTATCCAGAACATCGTCATCAACAGCCGCACCCTTAGCAGTAATCGCAGCCTTAAGAGCATTGATACTGGTTTCCTTGCTAACACGTCCACCACCAGTGACCTTCTTTTCGCCATCCTTACTAGCAGGAGCAGCAGTAGCATCCTTTTTAACGTAAACGCCTGCTTGCACTAGAACCATACGAACACCGTTAGAGGTCTGTTCAAGTTCTTCTGCAATATCCTTGATAATTTCAGTCGAAGTTTCGGGGGTAGGCTTTGCAGCTTCGTATGATGCAATTGCTTGCTTCTTTTGGTCTTCAGTCCATGCCATTATATATTTTCCTTAATGCAGTTTAGAGGTATCAAATTTAGGATTGCCTGAATGTATCAGGCTTTCATCTAGCAACTTATCATACATTGCTTCATACGACGCAGCTATGTAATATAGCATAGCTGTGGGGATAATAGACATTGGCAAATCCTCGAGTTCTGTATTCTCGTCGCATTTACCTTCGATCTTAGTCATAAGCTCGGTTACATGCTCTAGACTTGTATAAATCGTCTTACTGTCCCATAGCCTGAACTTGCGTTTGTTCTTTGAGTTCATAGAGTCTATTATGCCTTAAATTAAGATCAAGTTCAAGTGAGAAATTTGGTGCCCCTTAAAGGTCTCGAACCCTTACTCCCTGAGTACAAAACAGGATAGCTACCAATTACTACTAAAGGGGCAAATTGAAAAGATTACAGACATAGTACCGGCCAGTACTACTAGTCCCGCGGAAAGTAAATAAGAGGCTGCGCATCGTACGCTCTAGAGCAAGTGCGGCTTCCCTTAACCTTAAAATACTCCGCATATATCGGTTTACTTAGGTGGAGCTGTAATCTTTAGTTAAAGTACCTTAGGTTAGCCGGTTTAAGTATTATCTTAAACTTTAATACCTTAACGGTTGATACTTTAACTAAAGAGGGATAGAACTAGGATCTACTATATTGTTTTTATGTGATTAACATAAAGGGTATAGCAATTAAAGATTACAAAGCACGGCAGATTATCAATTCTGCTGCTCAACCTAGGCTTCAGGTAACCGGAACCTCGCTTACATCTATCCTTTAGAAAAACGATAGCCCAACCATACAAGGATGATTTCATAGGCTAGGCCCTTATTAAAACTATCGTTTTTCTAAAAGGCAGGTATAAGGAACCTGCCAAAACCTTAAAAAGGCTGATTAGCTATACATTAGCTATACCATCGTATTCAGCTTTACTAAAATACCACTTAGGCCTGGGTAGGTTCTCTTTATTGAACTTAACTATAAAAGCCACAACTTCCTCATAAGAGTCAAAAAGATACGCGCCAGTAACCGTAGGCACATAACCGTACTGAATATCTAAGGTTATTACTTTATGCTTTGAAGTCATTTAGATTGCTTTCTGAGTAAGTATATATTATAAAAACAAAATACCTACTCGGTCAACTCAATAATTTTTAACCTTCTCTAAAGGAATGCTCTAGATGCTTGCGAAACTGTTCACATGCATAAGGGTTAATACATACAAAAAAGGATTGAGGAGCCTTAAGCATTGATAACATAAAAAGGGCAAAATAAGTAATTTTACGATACTCATTAACCTGTAGGTTTTCCCCTTCTATTGCTTGCATAACTGGAATGAATACTTCAATAAACATCATAATAGCGGTTGCAATAGCAAAAGTAGCGTAAAGGATAACTAAATCATACATAGTTAACCCTAGCACCTAGGCTAAACATAGGATCGTAGCGCATCTTTACCATATCAATTTGACTACGCTTATACAAAACCCGACGCATTGTCCAGGCCCACACTTTTTCACTTCGCTTCATTTAGGATTCCAGTAATAGAGGGAAACTCAGAATTAAGAATAGACACTGCACTTTCGGCTACCTCACGGTGTTCCTTTTGTGTACCCATAGCTGTACGTTCGATGCAGTAATGCAGCCAAGAACGTAGTGTACCTGCCATATAAAGACGCGTATTAGTCAGGCCTTCGGGCAGAACTTTTCGAGCACATTCCTTAGCAATACCGTTCTTGATACCCCAATCATAGGTTTCTTTGACTAGATCAATAATAAGGCTTTGCTTATATTCCCATTCACGTTTTAGATATGAATCCTGGGTTTCGATACTTGCTTGACGATTCTTAGCATCTTGCAAACGTGCTTCAGCTAGAGTGAATCCCATAGCGTCGATATTAGCATAACGTTGGCTAAATTCCTGGAATGAAAAACTACGGTGACGAATGATCTGGTGAGCAATATCGCGAGTAGTTTCAATTTCTAGGGTCATGGACACCATTTCAAATGGTGACCAGTGCTTATTGCGAACTAGATATTGCAGCAGCTTTGGCGCTGATTCAGAATTCATCTGATTGCCTGGGTTGGATACACGCGCGGCGTATGCAACAAATTCCTCGGCTGAGTTAATACCCTCGACTTCTGGCACGGTTAGTGCGGCAAGGGTTACTTTCATGCCAGAAGATTAGCCATGTTGTTGATGATATGCAGCTGAGCAATACGTGTATCGTAAAGTGCATCTGCTTCATCTTCTGCGCTCTTAATACCAACTGCAATAGTTAGTGCACGTAGCAGGTCTTCCATATCTTCCTTATCTACAGGCATACAACGATTGGCTGTATCTATGATTTGAATACCATCTTCATTGTATTCAATCATATACAGAAACTGCATACCGTTATGTTCGAACAAGTCGCCAAGGTCTTGTGCGTTTTCATTTGCAGTAACGTGTCCGAAATAGAGATTGTGCATTACTATGTATCCTAAATTGTGGCTTTTAGCCGGTTAAAAATTTGTGGTAGGGGGTACGAGAGTCGAACTCGTATGACCGAAGTCGAGAGGGCTTAAACCTCTTGCGGCTACCAATTTCGCCAACCCCCCGTTTAAAACTTATTGCTCTTACGAAGATTGTCTTCTACAGTAAGATATTGCAAATTTTCTATTACATGTAAACCACATACGTTAACCCCTTGCAAGGGTACTATATGATCTACATGATAACCTTCAGGACATGATTTATAAAATTCTTTAATCTTATTTAAATCAGCCCAAAAAGGTGTAGCATTTAATTTCTGTGCTCTTCTTTGTGCATTTCTAGCATTATATTCTGCTCTATGCACTTCTATATAAATTTTATGGTATCTATCTTTGTTTAAAGCATAATACTCTGCATTATGCTTTATTTTACATTTTTTACAAAATTTATCTATACCATAGGTATTATGTACATCTTTAGAATAATTATTATATCTAAGATATGTATGGCACATAGAACATGCTTTTACTTCGATAGAATTGAGTAAAATTCTTGCCCATGTTTCATTACCTCCATGTGCAGTACCGAATATAGGTACTAATACTTTTTTAACAGCTCTATTAAAAGTTTGGGAACCCCAACCTTCGTTTAATACAAAGGTTGGGCCACTTTGATATAGTAAAAGTTTTTCTATAAATTCTTCTAAAGTACATCCGGGAAAATCCCCTCTAGGAGATCTGATCCATTCTTTTGCTTTATGATTATTTATACTTAAAATATCTATAATTTCTTCAACTAATTTTTCTAAGGGAACTTCCATATAATAGACCTCATACTGTGCAATAGGTCTATTATACCCTCATATAAAAATGTTTTCAAGTATAAAATTCTCAGCCTTCGTGTGTACCACTCAGGCTTTGTAGTCTATATTATATCAATTTTCAGCACGACGTGCAAGTCGAGATTTCAGATCTTCTAGAGCTAGAGGAGTGTAATCAATTTGTTCCACGCATACACAATGGTACCTAGGGTCATCGTACAGACCATTTACTTTCATACGCCTATAGTGCGTATGTCCATGAATGTTCCCCCCTTTCCATCGCCCAACGCTATCGGGGTGAAGTGGTACATGCGTGAGCACGAAGTGGTCTAGTTTGTGCACTGCACGTACGTCTTTGAAATACTGTGCATAGATAGACAGCTTAGCCATATCATGGTTGCCCTTGATAAGAATCTTAGTACCGTTTAGTCTTTCTAGAAGTTTAAAATCCTCTGCCTTTGTACTGATAAATACATCGCCTAAATGGTAAACCTTGTCTTGAGTACGTACAACACTGTTCCAGCGTTGTATCATTAATTCATCCCCTTCTGCAGCACTAGATGCTACAGGACGCATTGGAGATCCATCATCACAAGTAAACTTAGTCCAACATGATTCATGCTTGAAATGGGTATCGCTAATCAGAAAAATGTTGCTCATATGCAAAAACGTGAATTCCTTATTAGGAAATTCACGTTGATAAGAATTAGTGGTGTGTCCTCCAGGGATCGAACCTGGTTTATCTGCTCTTCAGGCAGTTTCCATGACCACATCGGATAAAGACACATATGTCGGTTACGTAGCGTCCGACATGCTAGAAAGAGGACAACTCCAGCATCGTTTACACAATAAAATCATGTCCCATATCTGTCTCTCCAGCGTCACGTTTTTAACGTTCAGAGACTAAGGCTTTAGAGTACCTTAGTCTTGATCTTCATAACCTTGTTGTTCTTTAACAGCTTCAATAAGGTCTTCGGTAAATTCATCATACTCTTTAGTATAGATGAAACATATAGCATCGCCAATAATTTCTGCCCATCCGATGAAATCGGTAGGATTATTTTCTAAGCTAGGTGCGAAGGTCGCTAGATGTTCGATAGTACTGTAATAAGATTTAATTGCAAACATTTTTAACCCATATGTTGGAATTGAGGATCACCACCTATGCTGTATCCATCATGCTTTTCAGCATCATAAGGCACAGCGCCTCCTTCGATACCTTCAGAGTATTCATCGCTACGCCAGTCGGTAGCTTCATCTTCGTCGAAATCTTCAGGCATTTCAGACATTGGGTAAATACCGTAAGATGCAGCATTTTCCAGAGCCATATCCCAGCAAATACGATCCAGTTCTTCTTCGGTAGGTTGAGTATCGAATTCAATGAACTCGTGGCTTTCCGAACCACATGAACCAGTATAGCAAGTAACAAAATACTTAAAAGTCATTTGATTCTCTATCTATCTAAAGAATAATTATATAATGAAATAAGACAAACTTCAAGTTTGAATTTTAATTGGTAGTTCCTGGGAATTCCGAGATCCCGACCTTCGCCGTGTAAAAGCACTGCTCTGCCTCTGAGCTAAGGAACTATATATTTGGAGCGTCTAATCAGGTTCGAACTGATTATTGAAGGGTGGAAGCCTACCGTGTAACCATCAACACTTTAAACGCATGGTGCGGGCAACAGGACTTGAACCTGCAACATCTGAGTTGGCAACCCAGTGCTCTACCAGTTGAGCTATGCACGCATTTTAAACTTCATCTAGAATCAGGAAACCCCAAGCATCGAAGTGCCATACAAAGTACTCAGTTGGTTCTTTTGAGGGAAATAAAACAATCGGTTCCATATAAATCCTTTGGGGTGAGGTACGGGGATTGAACCCGTATTTACCAAATTCACAGTTTGGTTCTTTGCCAGTTAAGATAACCTCACGCCAAAGCACTCGCTTTGGCCGTGTTTAAAACGGAATATCATCGTCCCAATCATCCCAACCTACATTATTAGGTTTACCAGCATCTAGTTGGCAGAACTTTTTGTTATAAGTAGTTTGAGATGCTTTTCTAGCATTACGTTGTGCATAGTCTTGTTGAATTGCACGTACAACTAAGGTAGGCTCGAATTTATGACATGTATTGCCTACACACCATACGATGTAGTTTGGGTCACTAATTAAAACAACTCGCCACATTAGCCCCTGGTACTTGCCAAAAGAAACAATATCATCTTCATATAGATATTGTTTTAAGTCGTTAATATGCTTAGACATTATTGGTACCTCTGATAGGATTCAAACCTATACGGTCTAATTTCGTAGATTAGTGCACTATTCAGTTGTGCTACAGAGGTTTTGTTGATTTTCGTACAGGTATATTACAACCCAAAGCAATAGCTCGCTTTTTTATACCCTTATCTGAGTAATTAAAAAGTTTTCCTAAAGCCACCCATGAATGTGTAGGTATCAGATAATCTAATACCTTTTTAGTTATTTCTCTATTTTTAATATTATTTAGGTTACCACATTTGGTAGAGCAATATTTACTAACTAATTTAGGTTTTATAAAAATAATGCCACACTCTATACAAGTAGCTTCTACTTCATAAGCTTTGGCATGATGCTTTTTAGCATGTTCAGATAATGTAAGAACCTCTAAGTTAGAAATATCATTATCTTCTTTATCACCATTTATAGGGTGTACATGCTCATCCGGAGTTAACCATCTTCCAAGATTTAAGGAGGCTATATGTCTATGATATGCTACTCTACCATCAGTAGTCGCTAAGGGATGATCTTTATCGTAGAAGCATTGATAACCATTATTCCATGCAGTTAGTACTACTTCCTTTGTGTACATATTAAAATAGTTCTAGCTGTTGTTGACAAGGATGCCAAGCAGCTCGATGTGCACTTTTAAAGTTTTCATTACAATGTAAGCAAATGTAGTGCCCACTTTTAGTCCAAGCACTAAGCTGTACCCACTTAATTTGATTTGCGCGCATAATATTGGAGTATCCCGTCAGAATCGAACTGACAAACACCGGATTTGCAATCCGAGCCGTTAACCTTTCCGGCAGGGATACTTTGTTGATTTAAAGAATAATTATATAACGAAATCAGTCTAAGTTCAAGTTTATTTTTTCAGTGGCCAAGCTCTAACGATAGCAGCTTGACGATCTGAACAGTCTCTATAAGCAGTTACGGTTTCTGTAGCCCATGTTAAAATACTACCTCCTGTACCATCTTCTGGGTTATTTAGGGGTAGGCAAGGCTGGGCTAATTGCGCTGGCAGCTCCTGAACCGGCGATGGCGGCAGATAATGCCCGCATGCCGTCAGTATCAAAGCACACATTACGGTAGATAGGTTTTTCAATAACATGGTTAACTACCTTAGTAAGCGTCCGATATTCGATAGTAGAAGAAGCTGCAGAAGCAGCATATAGTGCTGCCGCAGATTCTATTTTAGTAGCTGTTTTTTCTGCAGTATTCTGAGCATCTTTCAATGCTATAAGCTGCTCAGAATTACTACGCCAATCCTGAATCTGCCAAGCACCCCCAAAACCTATAGCAAATACTAATGCTAAAGCATAGGGGTTCATAAATTACTTAGCGCCCGCGCCGCCTAGATCACCGGAGTGACCTACACCGCTATCAATGTTACCAGAAGTACCATTGAACATCGGAAGCGATGCAGTATCCGTAGGATTAGGCATCTGAGTAGTAGGACCACTGGTAGGATAACCAGGGTTCCAAGTTGTAGGTAGAGGAGTTGAAGGTACTGAGCCGGCTGGCGGAGTACGTTGAAGAGTTGCAGTGCGATCCATAGATTTGTCCTTACTATTAGGATTTGTTTGATTCAACGGCGTAACGGGGTTACGCAGAGGGTTAGCAGGCGGTTGAACCGGTACTGCTGAAGCAGGTGTCTTAGCCATTTGTTTCCTTAGGCATCATAATGATATCTGATCTCCTCAGGAAGGCGATCTAGAGCTTCTTGCGCATTTGGTTTCCACATTTTGGCAAACTTAACCACATTAGGCCAAATAGCCCTAGGACATAGTACTAGGGCTGAAGTATTACCATCTAATGTGGTATTTTCGTGCGCTTCATAGACCTGAGCTAGTATGCGCATCTTTTCAAATTCTTTACGATTGACTTTAAGCACTACCTTGCGGAAGCTACCTTCTACCCATTCATCGTATACGTTTAGATCAACATCTGTAACTGAGTAGGTCCAATACATATGAGCACCTAGAACAGCATGTGCAACTAAAACAGGCACCATGTGGTCAGGTACTTCATCTAGTACCGCAATGTACATTTTATTCATATTATTTATTAGTGGCGGAGAGCAGAGGAGTCGAACCCCATCCCATTTCTGAGAACCTGGTTTTCAAGGCCAGTCGCAGGACCATCCCCGCTGCATTACTCTCCAATGAAACATGGACTAGGCCTTTTCATATACCTAAACCATGTTTCTATATCAGGATCATTAGCAATTACTTCACCCTGCATTTTTTGAAATAATTCCCAATTATCGTCATCGTCCAATATACCTAATTCATATAGGACTTGGACATGTTCTTTATCGCTATCGATAAATTTCATTATCGCTTTAGTTTCCAAAGTGGGTAAGCATGGGATAGATGCCCTTCTTTTCCACACTTAATACAAACTTTGTACATATTGCCTTTAGGTTGGCAGATCAACTAGGATTCGAACCCAGATTCTATGGCTTTGGAGGCCAAGCGAATGCCGTTATCTTATTGACCTATTAAAAACTAGTGTAGGACGTAATAACAGGTCTAACCTGTTCACATTTATAAAAAGTATACTGTGGATTACTAAGATTTCTAAGTAAGCAAGACCTAAATTGATCTTCTGTATCAAAAGTTTCAACTTGTGTTTGAGGCATATCTTTATACCTATTCATATCCCCAGGACCTGGGTAATACGGATTAGGCACATTTGCCATATACTTACGAATAGCTAGAAACACTTTAATCCTTACAAATATCAATACGCATCTGGAGTTCAAATGCTTTACACAATGTACGATAAACTTCTTTATGTACAGGATAGGAATGAACTTCTTTGCATAGTGCATGTAGTTCAAGATAGTTCTCGTAATCAAAACCTTTGCTCCACGCAGAGCATTCGGGAGTCTGAAAAATTGTTCTAAGCATGTATTAAAGTTCCGTCACAAAGTCTATGATCTGTATTAACAATTTCTTCAACAGGATGTTGTTGGTAACGTAAACCACAGTAGCTACAAATCATTTTCCCACTGGCTCTACGCCATTCAGTATCTGCAGTAGAAGATTGATGTAGCTGCTGAAATAGTCTTAGCTTGCTGTCTCGGTACAGCCTGTTAGCGACGTAAGTTGTAAACATGTGCGTTTAGTGGACCAATCACCTGAACGACGTACCTTTAATACGCCTTTACGAATTAGTTTACGTAAACTAGCATGATCTTTTAGTTGAGGACCATACTTCGAATTTACGTAAAGTACACCGCCTTTAGCAGTGATAATGTCTAGCCATACTTGGCGACTATGATGATAAGGTGTGATTCTCATAATATTTGGCGGAAGATTAGTGATTCGAACACTAGCTACGATTGCTCATAGGCTACGGCTTAGCAAGCCGACACATTGCCACTCTGTCAATCTTCCATTATTTATTAGCCTCGTAAAAAGCTTTAGCAAACCTTAGTGGAGTCATACTACGTAATTCCTTAGTACGCTCAGACTTGCCCCCTAATTTCATGATCCAGTTATTAGGGTCAGGTTTGACTTTGTTTCTAACTAAGTCTTTATTGAACTTACCCCACAAGCCTGTTTTCTTAGTATAAGCATCACCATACCAATGAGGCTGAAAGTACCACGGCGAGCCTAGTTGCGGACGCAACTTACTTAGCCGACCTACTGGATTCTCAATAGCGTAAAACTCTGGATCACACCATTCGATGATTTCCAAAGTTTTGTCAACTAATGCTAAAGAAGCATCAGTGCGTCCATCTAAATCCTTTGCTTTCCAGTACTGCGCTCCAGAACCTGAAAAATCAGTACAAGGTGAAGCAGCTAAGATACCATAAACATTATCAGGTAGGTCATCAGGAGTGATGGTTAAAATATCTATACCTAGCTTAATATCGATCTGATATACCTCGTAACCTGCTTCTTTGTAGAAGCTAGGCCAGTTACCAGAATAATCGAATAAGGAGAGTATAGTTTTCATAAAGGGCCTGTAACATGCAAAACAGAAACTCACTAAGCCCAGGTTATGCGACCTGAACGTCGTGAAATGGTTAGATTTAAAGTCTAGAAGTAACTGTTTCTATCAACAAGGCTTTGAAAAATGCAGGAAAAAGCGTGTACGACGTTTTTCGCCGAATGAAGTAACCGTACACATACACCATACATTTTTCAAAGCCTTTCGACTTTGAGCACCTATTTGCTTAACATAAGCTGCCGGCTGACTACGGCACAGTTAGGATTTAGTACACCTATTAGCGTCTGGGCGTCTGGCTGGATACAGACAACGGGCTAGGATTTATTGGAACAGATCAGTACTACTTTCAAGTGCTTGAATGTAGTCTACCACCGCTTCAGAGAAACCAGTGATTGTAGTCCATTTAGAATGGTTTACACCATTCTGATATGCCGCTACATTAATAATATAACCTTTAGAGTTATTTGGCGGAGCCTTGGTCTCTGTTTGGCTCTGCTCATCTGTCATAACAATTACTCGATCAGTAATATCCTTAATCATATTGATAGAGGACTGAAGTGCAGTACCTTGATGGCTTTGGCTATCTCGAATTGCTTCTACAAGAGCAAAACCACGACGGGGGGCAACACGCACAGCAGAATTAGAGAAAGAATAGATTTCCACACTTTCACAAACTTCACGCAGAAGAACAGCTAGGGCAGCTGCTGCATCAAAGCGTTCTAGGTCAGACTTGGCCGAAACCTTATCACCGAACATAGAACCTGAAACATCAACCAACAGAACAGTCTTGCCAGGAATCTTAGCGTGAGTAGACAAGCTACGCAGCATCATAGTTTCCAGCATGTCTTCGAACTGAGGCATGATACGGGCAGCAGCGATATAACGGAAAGGCAGAACCTTAGCTACATCAAGACCACCAGCGTACGCACGGATAGCGTTTTCTGAAACGCCTGCCTGAACCATATTACGCAGATTACGCACGAATGCAAGAGCACCCAACTTTTTCTGCGCCATCAGACGTGTAAAAGTCTGACCCTTATCTGCACCACTTGACAACTCAGTTTCCCAAGTATCAGGAGTAACCATCTTCTGATCAGCAATACGCTTAAACAGCGTTTCCTGTTCAGGATTAGTAGGCTTAGGGTGAGTAAGGAACATAACGTCTCGGATAGAAACGGCAGCGCTATTCTTATCCCACTTAGCGAGTTGGTACTCGTTAAACTTACCAAAAGCCTGGGCGAGACCCTTCTTAACTTGAGCAGCTAGAGGAGCGTCCTTGTTATCCTTCCAGTACAGAGACAGGAATTCACCCATTTCATCAGGACGTTGGATAACAGAGGCGAGAGTATCCGCCTTTAGGCGGCTGGTTTTCGCCAGTTCTCGGGTCAGAAGCAAAGGAACGTGACGAAGCTTAAACTTTGAACGCGCACCAATAGCTAGAGCAGACACGAATTCTGCATCTACGTTCTTAACCAGATCAGCAATCAGTTGAGCAGACGTCTTACCGTCAACGTAGAACTGATTTTCCCAAAGCATATTAGCTAGGGTCATACGCACAAGTTGTTGCTTTGCGTTGATCTTAGGCACTACAACACCTTGATGGTTTTGAACAGTAGGAAATGCTTGCTTGAAGTTAATACTTGACATTTTGTTTAATTAAAATAAAGGATGAGAACAGTAATATCGGAAATTGAGCCCCTGGACCCAACCTGCTCATACACGATTCGAACGTGCTCGGGTTTTTGAACAATAAAAGAAGTAACCGATATAAACACTACATCTTATGTAGTTAGTTGAGAATAAGTCGACAATAGGCTTTTTGTGGCGGCCATCCTACCATTGGATGACAACCCCTTTAGGGGGTTGCTAGGAATCGAACCTAGGTTAGCTGCTTAGATTTAAGAAGTAACTATTATCTACACTACAACTAAAGAAAGCAACTGAGCGAGATAAATCGTTTCAGTTTCTGAACTCTTCGATTTTTTAGACTGGTCGAGTAGTATCGAACTACCAGTTTTCAAAGCAGGCCCCGATTAGAAGTCCGCTTCAGTGCAGTATGAAGTAACTGTAATTAGTCTTAAAATTTTGTGATTTTAAGATTACTACACTACGCCAGTTGCTTTCTTTAATTGTCTGTCTGATCTCTCAGCGCATTTCATTATTATACTTGAATAGAGGAGCATATTCAAGTATAATTTTTTGGTGGTAAAGGCAGGGATTGAACCTGCGACCAAAGCCGTATGAAGACCCTGCTCTTCCGCTGAGCTACTCTACCTTATTCGATATACGCATAGTTTGCATCATCAATTCGTTGCAATGCTTTCTCGTTATGCATTGCAATTAAACTATCGCAAGCTTCCTTGAGAAAGAACATACGTTCATCTTCCTCAAATATACCATCACCTTTAGGAGATCCTTGATATGCATCATCGCCATATACATCAGGATAAGTAGCAGTAAAACTACCGTGCCTTAGACGTAGATAACCGAACTGTTTGCCATTAAGAAATACGTCATACTGTTCAGGATACGCACCACAAGTCATTACTAGGGTAAGGCCTGAAACGAATAAGCTATTGTCGAAGTTCATATAATTAAATTAGTGGTAGGGTCGTTGGGGCTCGAACCCAATTCTCGCGGCTTAAGAGGCCGGACTTCACCGTCAAAGTTTCGTCCCTATTGTATCTTTCAAATATTGTAACCATTTAGGAATTACCCAACCTTGAGGGGTTAGATAAGCAAAAAGTGCTTCAAGTTTTTCTATATCTTTGATTTTAATACTATGTATAATCATATTGGTACTAGTAGGCTGCTAGGCTCAAACTGCGTGATTTAAATCGTGTGGATCACCCACTAGTATTACTAAAAATGCTTTGCTCCGCATATTGGAATCGAACCAATCTAATCTCTGATTAACAGTCAGGTCCGTGCGCCATGCTCGGATTTTGCGGAGCAAAACACTCTCATGTTTTGTAATAGTTTAAATACTATCTTTATAATCTGCCATAGCAGTTTCTAGATCTACCTGTAAAGCACATGCTTCGCTAATTTCATAAGCATTCCAGATAGATATCCACTGTGTATTATCTGTCCAATACACCTCCCATTCGCCTTCTAGACTACGACGATATGTATTACCATCGTCCATTTCTAGAACATGGGATATAACTGCTTTAATGGACTTAATCTTCATTATCATCGTCCATTACAATATTTACACAGGTAAACTCGCTATTTGTATCTACACCATCGAAGTAAGGAAACCATACTCCATCAGTTGTGACTAGGCGACAAGCATTACCATTAAGACGTTTAGACAACCAATTTACAAAAGCAACTGCTTGTTCTTCTGTATCAAACGCGTCAATAAGTACTTTAGTTTTTTGCATATATTTGGTAGGCCAGGTGAGATTTGAACTCACTATCCTTCGGTTATGAGCCGAGCGCTTATACCTGATTTAAGCTTCCGGCCCGATCAAAATTAATGGCGGCCTCGATGGGACTCGAACCCACGATAGTCGGATAGACAATCCGTTGCATTAGCCGCTATGCTACGAAGCCATTGTATGGTAGAGGATAACTATCTCATAAGGAGGTTACTTCAGAGATACTGAGCATGGTCGGATACTTACCAACAACATTTCCGTATGCTTTCCTCTTACAGCTATACCATATTAAATTACCTTATCGTATCCGTGACGACTGCACCTTTAAGGTAATTTAATATGGTACCCCTGAGCGGTTTCGATCCGCCTTTCCTTGGATGAAAACCAAGTGTCCTAGCCACTAGACGACAGGGGCAATAATTAATTTGGTACCCAATGATTGAATTGAACAATCGATTAACGCTTATCAAGCGTTTGTTATAACCACTTAACTAATCGGGCATTAAAGTATCACGAACTTCTTGGCATTCATAGCAAAGACAGTTCCAATTTTCTATTTCACATCCGCAACTATCACAATACGTAGCTGCGTCATATATTTCCTGGCATGCATCACATACAGGCCCATTGCCTTTATACATGCTGCCACAGTCTGGGCATTCAATCATGTTGTTTTCCCTTTCGATGTAAT